TTGACAAGCTTCGCAAGGATGCTGCCGGGCGGGTCGGTGCAGGCGCACTCGACCTTGACGCGGCACGAGACGAGATCGGGCGCCGCCTGGCTTGCCTGCGCCGGGCCCGAGGAGGTTGACGCGTTCCTGGGGGGGCTGGGCGACAATGCGCTGGCGGCGCTGCCCTGGCTTTTCGAGTTCTGGGCGCTGCCGCACCAGCTGCCGCCCGAGGGCGACTGGAAGAGCTGGGTGATCATGGGCGGGCGCGGCGCGGGCAAGACCCGTGCCGGCGCCGAATGGGTGCGCGCCCAGGTCGAGGGCGCGACCCCCGAGGCGCCGGGCCGCGCGCGCCGGGTGGCGCTGGTCAGCGAGACGCTGGACCAGGCGCGCGACGTGATGGTGTTCGGGGAATCGGGGATCCTGGCCTCGTCCCCGCCGGACCGGCGGCCGGAATGGGAGGCGGGGCGGCGGCGGCTGGTCTGGCCGAACGGGGCCACGGCGCAGCTATACTCGGCCCATGAGCCCGAGGCGCTGCGCGGGCCGCAGTTCGACGCGGCCTGGGTCGACGAGCTGGCCAAGTGGAAGAAGGCCGAGGAATGCTGGGACATGCTGCAATTCGCGCTGCGGCTGGGGCCGCATCCGCAGCAGGTCGTCACCACCACGCCGCGCAACGTGGCGGTGCTGAAGCGGCTGTTGCGGCAGTCCTCGACCGTGACCACCCATGCGCCGACCGACGCGAACCGGGCCTATCTGGCCGAGAGCTTCCTGGCCGAGGTGCAGGCGCGCTATGGCGGCACCCGGCTGGGGCGGCAGGAGCTGGAGGGGCTGCTGCTGGAGGATGTCGAGGGGGCGCTGTGGAGCGCGGGCCTGCTGGAGCGCTGCCGCGCCGAGGCGGCGCCGGCGCTGTCGCGCATCGTCGTCGCGGTCGATCCGGCGGTGACGGCGGGGGCGGCTTCGGACGAATGCGGCATCGTGGTCGCCGGGGTGGTGGCCGAGGGGCCGGTGACGGATTGGCGGGCCTATGTGCTGGAGGATGCCTCGGTCCGGGGCGGGCCCCTGGACTGGGCGCGGGCGGCGATCGCGGCGATGCGGCGGCACGGGGCCGAGCGGCTGGTGGCCGAGGTCAACCAGGGCGGCGACCTGGTCGAGAGCGTGATCCGCCAGGTCGATCCGCTGGTGCCGTTCCGCGCCCTGCGGGCGGGGCGCGGCAAGGGCTTGCGCGCCGAGCCGGTGGCGGCGCTTTACGAGCAGGGGCGGGTCAGCCACCTGCGCGGGCTGGGGCTGCTGGAGGAGCAGATGTGCCGCATGACGGTCGCGGGCTATGACGGCAGGGGGTCGCCCGACCGGCTGGATGCGCTGGTCTGGGCGATCCACGAGCTGATGATCGAGCCGGGGGCGCATCACCTGCGCCCGGCGGTGCGGGGGCTTTAGGGGGCTTTGCCCCCCNGGCCGCAGGCGCTCCCCCCAGGGTATTTTCGAAACGGAGAAGGGCCTTTCGGGGTCCGGGAGGGGTCGCGGGCGCGGCCCCTTTTTCATTGGGATTCAGGAGGAACCGATGGCATTTCCCTGGTTCGGGCGGGGGGCTGCGCCCGCGAGGCCGCCCGTCGCGGTCGAGAAGAAGGCCAGCGCCGCCGGCAAGCTGGTGGCGCTGGCGGCGGGTTCGGGCCGCGTGGTCTGGTCGCCGCGCGACACGGTCAGCCTGATGCGCCTGGGCTTCGTCGGCAATCCGGTCGGGTTCCGCGCCGTGCGGCTGATCGCCGAGGCGGCCGCCGCCGTGCCGCTGATCTGCCAGGACCGCGAGCGCCGCTATGAGGTGCATCCGGTGCTGGACCTCTTGCGCCGGCCCAATCCGGGCCAGGGCCGGGCCGAGCTGTTCGAGGCGCTCTACGGCCAGATCCTGCTGAGCGGCGACGGCTATCTGGAGGCGGTGGGCGAGGGCGCGAAGGGGCTGCCGGCCGAGCTGCACGTGCTGCGCGCGGACCGGATGGCGGTGGTGCCGGGGCCGGACGGCTGGCCGGTCGCCTATGAATATGGCGTGGGCGGGCGCAAGGTCCGCTTCGACATGGCCGGCAGTCCCGATCCGATCTGCCATATCCGCAGCTTTCATCCGCTGGACGACCATCACGGGCTGTCGCCCATGCAGGCGGCCGCGGTGGCGGTGGATGTCCACAACAGCGCCTCGAGCTGGTCCAAGGCGCTTCTGGACAATGCGGCGCGGCCCAGTGGCGCCATCGTCTACCGGGGCGCCGACGGCCAGGGCAGCCTGTCGCCGGACCAGTACGAGCGCCTTGTGACCGAGATGGAGATGCATCACCAGGGCGCGAGGAACGCCGGGCGGCCGATGTTGCTGGAGGGCGGGCTCGACTGGAAGCCGATGGGGTTTTCGCCGAGCGACATGGAGTTCCACCAGACCAAGCTGGCCGCCGCGCGCGAGATCGCGCAGGCCTTCGGCGTGCCGCCGATGCTGATCGGCATTCCCGGCGAGGCGACCTATGCCAATTACGCCGAGGCGCACCGGGCCTTCTACCGGCTGACGGTGCTGCCGCTGGTCTCGCGCGTGGCCGGCGCCCTGGCCTGGTGGCTGTCCGAGCACCTGGGGGCCGAGATCGACCTGCGCGCCGATCCCGACCAGGTGCCGGCCCTGGCCGAGGAGCGCGACCAGCAATGGAAGCGCGTCGGCGAGGCCGGCTTCCTGACCCCGGCCGAGAAGCGGGCGGCGCTGGGGCTGCCGCCCCTGCCGGAGGGGGAGGGGTGAGATGGAGGGCTCGCGTTTCGTCAAGGAGCCCTTCGACTGGCACGACCAGCGCCTGGAGACGCAGGAGCGGATCATGGCGCTGCAATTTTCCCAGGTGGAGCGCCGGCTGGAGCGCATCGAGGCGCTGATCGAGGGGCTGGAACGGCGGTTGTGGATGACCGTCTATGGCGTCGTCGCGGTCATCCTGACCCAGGCGGTGCAGTCCATCCTGGAATATGCGCCGAAAGGAGGGTGAGGTGGATCGGAAGAATGACGGGCTGGAGCTGAAATATGCCGCCGGCGGGCCGGTGGTGGCCGAGGGCACGCGGATCGAGGGCTATGCGAGCCTGTTCGGCCTGACCGACCAGGGCGGCGACGTCGTGGTCCGGGGCGCCTATGCCGCCAGCCTGAAGCGGCTGGAGGCGCGGGGCGACCGGGTGCGGATGCTGTGGCAGCACGATCCCGCCCGGCCCATCGGCGTCTGGGAGGAGATCCGCGAGGACGAGAAGGGGCTTTGGGTCAAGGGGCGGCTTCTGCCCGAGATCGCCCAGGCCCGCGAGGCGGCGGCGCTGGTCGCGGCGGGGGCCATCGACGGGCTGTCGATCGGCTATCGCACCGTTTCCGCCGAGCGCGACGGCAAGGGCCGGCGCCTGCTTTCCGAGGTCGAGCTGTGGGAGGTGTCGCTGGTGACGTTCCCGATGCTGGCCGAGGCCAAGGTCGGGGCCAAGTCGGACCGGCTGCACGAGATGGCGGCGGCCTTCCGGGCCGCGACGCTGGCGCTGCGCGCCAAGTGAGTTTCACCGAAACGGAGGGGATCATGACCGAGGTGAAAGCCGCGGCCGGGGCGGATGTGCCCGGCGACCTGGGGGCCGAGATGCTGGGCTTTGTCCAGGAGTTGAAGGCATTCCGCAGCGAGATTCAGAACCGATTGGAAGCACAGGAAGAACGCATGACCATGCTGGACCGCAAGACGATTTCCCGCGCCCGCGCCCCCCTGTCGGCCGAGGCCGACCAGGGCGCGCCGCACCAGAAGGCCTTCGACGCCTATATCCGCCATGGCGACGACGGCGCGCTGCGTGGCCTGCCGCTGGAGGGCAAGGCGATGACCACCGGCTCGGACGGGGGCTTCCTGGCGGCGCCGACGGTGGCCATGCAGGTGCAGGAGGCGCTGAACGTCACCGCTTCGCTGCGCCGGGTCGCCAATGTGGTGGCGGTGGAATCGGCCAGCTACGAGGTGCTGGTGGACATGGGCGACATCGCCCATGGCTGGGCCACCGAGGCCACGGCCCAGGCCGAGACCGGCACCCCCACCGTGCAGCGGGTGGTGATCCCGGTGCATGAGCTTTCCGCCATGCCCAAGGCCAGCCAGCGCCTGCTGGACGATGCCGCCTTCGACGTCGAGACCTGGCTGGCCGGGCGCATCGCCGAGAAATTCGCCCGCGCCGAGGCCATGGCCTTCATCGGCGGCGACGGCGTGAACAAGCCGCGCGGCATCCTGACCCATGCCAAGGCGCCGAACGGCACCGCGACCAATGTGCAGATCGGCACCATCCCGTCGGGCGGGAACGGCGATTTCGCCGCGACCAACCCGGCGAATGCGCTGATCGACCTGGTCTATGCGCTGGGCGCGCAATACCGCGCCAATGCGAGCTTCGTGATGAATTCCAAGACCGCCGCCGCGGTGCGCAAGATGCGCGACGCGGACGGCCGCTTCCTGTGGGCGGACAGCCTGGCCATGGGCCAGCCGGCGCAGCTTCTGGGTTATCCGGTGCTGGTCTGCGAGGACATGCCCGACATCGCGCAGGGCTCGCATTCCATCGCCTTCGGCGACTTCCGCTCGGCCTATACCATCGTCGAGCGGCCGGACCTGCGGGTGCTGCGCGATCCCTTCTCGGCCAAGCCGCATGTGCTGTTCTACGCCACCAAGCGGGTGGGCGGCGGCGTCACCGACGCCCGTGCCGTCAAGCTGATGGTCTTCGGCTGATCCGGGGCCGAAGCGGGGGCCGCGCCGGGGATCTGCGCCCTGCTGGCAAGTGCAACTGTCCGCGCGCGCGAGGGTGCAGCGGCGCGGCCCCCTTTTGCCCGAAGCCCTGCGAGTGGGAGAGACGAGGATGATGCTTGTGGAAGTGACGGCGCCCGCAGCCGGGGCGCTGCCCGTCGCGGTGTTGCGGGACCATCTGCGGCTGGGGACGGGGTTCGACCTGGGCGGCGCCGATGATGGGGCCGAGACCGCGGCGCTGGCGGGTTTCCTGCGCGCGGCCGTCGCCACCGTCGAGGCGCGCACCGGCAAGGTGCTGCTGGCCCGGCGGTTCCGGCTGCGGCTGGAGGAATGGCGCGACCCCGAGGGGCAGCCCTTGCCGCTGGCCCCGGTCGAGGCGGTCGAGGCGGTCGGGATCGCCGATGCGGCGGGCGCGGCGGTGCCGGTCGATCCGGCGGCCTGGCGGCTGGTGCCGGACATGCAGCGGCCGGTGCTGGCGCCGGTGGGGACGTTCCTGCCGGCGGTGCCCTCGGGCGGGTTCGCCGAGATCACCTTTCGCGCCGGGTTCGCGGCGGAATGGGCGGGGCTGCCGGCCGACCTGGCGCAGGCGGTGCTGCTGCTGGCCGCGCGCTATCACGAGGATCGCAGCTTCGAGGGCTCGGCGGGGGCGCTGCCCTTTGGCGTCAGCGCGCTGATCGAGCGCTGGCGCTCGGTCCGGGTGCTGGGGGGGCGCGGCCAGTCGCGCGGCCGGGCATGAGGGCGCCGCGACCGACGGTGCCGCTGGTGGTGGAATCCCCGGTCCGGGTGCCCGACGGGATGGGCGGGTTCCGCCTGACCTGGCAGGAGGTCGGGCGCCTCTGGGCCGAGATGCGGTCGGGCGCGGGGGCGGAGCGCATCGCCGAGGTGGGGGCGCAGAGCGTCGTGACCTGGCGGATCACCGTCAGGGCGGCGCCTGCCGGCGATGCCCGCCGCCCGCGCCCCGAGCAGCGGCTCCGGCTGGGCGAGGGCGCGGCCGCCCGGCGCTTTCGCATCGAGGCGGTGGCCGAGAGCGATGCCGGCGGCCGCTGGCTGGTCTGCATCGCGAAAGAGGAGTCCCTGGCATGAGCTATCTTGCAACGGCCGCCCTGCAGGCCGCGGCCTATCGCCGCCTGCGCGAGGACGGCGCGCTGGCGGCGCTGGTGGGCGACGCGATCTATGACGCCATGCCGGTGGCGGCGCCGGCGGGGCTTTATGTCTCGCTGGGGCCCGAGGAGGTGCGCGACGCGGGCGACATGACGGCCGGCGGCGCGGTGCATGATTTCGTCGTCTCGGTCCTGTCGGGGGCCGAGGCGGCGGGCGGCTTCGGCGCGGTCAAGGCGGCGGCGGTCGCGGTCAGCGAGGCGCTGGAGGCGGCCGACATGGCGCTGGATCGCGGGCACCTGGCGGGGCTGTGGTTCCTGCGTGCCCGCGCGCGGCGGGCGGAAAACGGCGCGGGGCGGCGGGTCGACCTGACCTTTCGCGCGCGCATCGACCTGGGTTGAGGAGAGACGGTGATGGCGGTGCAGAACGGACGCGACCTGCTGATCAAGATGGACATGACCGGCGACGGCCATTTCGAGACCGTGGCGGGGCTGCGGGCGACCCGGCTGGGCTTCAATGCCGAGACGGTGGACGTGACGAGCCTGGAAAGCGAGGGGCGCTGGCGCGAGCTGCTGGCGGGCGCGGGGGTGCGCTCGGCCAGCATCTCGGGCTCGGGGGTGTTCCGGGACGGGACCACGGACGAGCGCGCGCGGCAGGTGTTCTTCGACGGCGAGGTGCCGCGCTTCCAGGTGGTGATCCCGGATTTCGGCACGGTCGAAGGGCCGTTCCAGATCACGGCGCTGGAATATGCGGGCAGTTACAATGGCGAGGCGACCTATGAGATTTCCATGGCAAGCGCGGGCGCGATCAGCTTCGTCGCGTTCTGAGATGGCCAATCCGCTGGCGGGCGAGGTCGAGATCTGGCTGGACGGGCGGCGCCATGTCGCCCGGCTGACGCTGGGCGCGCTGGCCGGGCTTGAGGCCGAGCTGGGCGCGGAAAGCATGATCGCGCTGGTCGAGCGCTTCGAGGGCGGGCGGTTTTCCAGCCGCGACGTGATGGCGGTGCTGGTCGCGGGCCTGCGGGCGGGCGGCTGGCCGGGCGGCATGGACGCGCTGGCCTCGGCGGACCTGCGCGGTGGGCCGGTCGCCGCGGCCCATGCGGCG